TCCATTTTCATCGATAACAGCTAAACATCTTACTCCATCTAATTTACGAGACGCATACCAAGTGTCTTTTGTAAAATCAACTGCTACGTCTTCAAACGGAGTTGCTAACGCAACGTCAAAGGTTGGAATTAAGTTTGGAATAATTTTATTAATTAAACTGTCACCCATTCGAATTTCCAAATCTTTACCAATAATTTTATAAATTAAATCTTTGTAATCTTCATTACGATAGCAAAAGTCATTAACTGAATTAATAGCTTTATGACCAGTTACTTCTCGCTTACGCAAAGCATCAAGCATTTCAAATAAATCGGTAAATGAGTACAAAGTACCTAAATCTAAATCGTAATTTTTTTCAAGATTTTCCGGAGTCACGTAGTACTGATAAAAAGGATTATAAGTGTAATACAATACCTTTTTAAGAAATTCATTTGTTTTGTACTTTGATAAAATTTCTTTTTTATCGTTTGTACTGTTAGTCGAATTAAGTTCATCGACTATCATTTGGAGCTGTTTAAAATCTGTCATAACCTTTTTAATTTCTTATCATTAAGATAAGATAATCATTTGGAACTTCCAAATTTTCTTTCGTAAAAATTATATTCTTTTGAATTGTGTTTTAATCGCAAATCTCGAATGATATCCGATCTTTCGAATACATCCATTTTAGTAGTGCGATCTAAATACTCTCCAAATGAATCTATCAATTTGTCTACTGCTCTAAGTTGTGATAAATTATCACAGGAATTTATTATGGATTCAATCCATACAATTAAATCTCCATAATGTTTACTTGATGCTGCCATTTGACTGTATTATTTTATTATCTTAATAATAAGATAATCATTTGAATTAAACAAGAAAAATTTTAGAAATTTTACGATTCTCTTTCTCCTTTATGCTTATCAATATTATCGAGAATTTGATTAAGCAATTTAGCTTTGATAAAACCTGCCATTGATGCGTTTTTAAGTGCACTGATAATTTGGAAAATTAAGAATGGAGTTATAATTACTTCACTTAACCAACTAGTACCAGTAAACCCTTTTTCAACCATTAGCGTAACAGTTAATATTGAAATCCACGTAAATACATTTTTCAATATACGAACGGCTTTGTATGTTTTAAAGCCTTCTCGCTTAATTCCAGCTATTACGCCAAAAAATCCGTCCATGAACATTACAGCTATTACGGCTAAGTATTGTTCTACGTTGTTAGTAGTGACGTCTAGTATATATGAAAGTAAATAAGCAGCTCCGGCTGAAATGCTGGTGATCAAAATGGAAAGTTTTGCGTTGAACATTCTTTAGTTAAAATTAATTTAGTAAATTAGTTGCAAAACTTTTTGCTACTTTTCAATAAATATATTCAACTGAAACTTTCAAGATTAAAATTTGCCCCAACCAGAGCGACTCATGTACTCTATTCGCTTAGCGTCTAAGTAAATAAAGAAGTTGGATATGCGTTTAAGTAATTTTTTCATAACTTAATTCGATAAAGGTGCTTTAATTGTTGGGTGTGAGATTATCAAGCGTTTTCTGTAGCCCACTTAACGCCGGCAAGAAAAGCTTCATATGCTTGTTGGTTAAATTGATCCCAAGGTTTAAACCCTTTAACAGTTTTTGTGCTATACTTTTTAGCAGCTTCTTTAGCCTGCATTTCAGAGGCTATCTCTTCTTTTATTATTTGTTTTAAATCTGATTTTTTCATAGTTTATCCTTTTCTATTATAAATATGATCAATTAGATAAAGGTGCTTTAACTGTTGGGTGTGATTGATAATCTCTAATCTCAAAATCAGATATCTCAATATGTTCTATTTGTTCAATTAAACCAGCATCAGGGTTCCAAAACTCATCGTTAATAACTAATTTTGGTAATGTGTATGGCTCTCTACCAATTTGTTCCTTAGCTTGTTCAATGTGATTTGAATATAAATGTACATCACCTAAGTTTCCTATTAATTCATCAGGTACCATATTAACTGCTTTAGCAATGATTTCGAGTAGTAAACCATAAGAAGCAATGTTGAATGGTAATCCTAAGAATGTATCTACACTTCTTTGATTCCACATTAAAGAGATTGCTCTGGTTGGTATATTAGATTTAGAAAGTTCAATGTGTATTTCATGCTCGTTCATGTTTTCTGAATTTGGAGTGCAATCAAAAAACTCTTCAAAGTAACTTAATCGTTCTTTAACGCTCAACTCTCTTGTATAAACTTGAAATCCATAATGACAAGGAGGTAATACCATTTCATCTAATTCACCTACATTCCAAGCTGAAACCATTAATCGTCTTGAGTCTGGGTTTGTTTTGAGTTCGTTGATTAAGGTTGATATTTGGTCTATTTTAGTTATTTTATGTTGAATTTGAGGTTCATTTGTTTTTCTATCATAACTATTAATATATTTATAAAAATTATCATTAGTCCAATTACGCCACTGCTTACCATATATCGGACCTAATTCACCCCACTTCTTAGCAAACTCATCATCTGTTTTGATTTTGTTGATGAATTCTTCTTTATTAAAAGGTACTGAAAAAGGGTGAGAATTACCTTGAGAGTCCAAAATCATTTTCATACTTTTAACATCATTTGAATTAGGTAACTTCTCATACTCTTGAACATTCATTCGGTAATTCTTATAAGCATCACCATCCCAAATATGACAGCCATTATCGACTAAGAATTTAATATTAGTATCTCCTCTTAAAAACCATAACAACTCAGTTACAATTTGTTTCCAAGCCATCTTTTTAGTTGTAAGTAATGGAAACCCATCTTTCATGTTGTGACGAATTTGTCTACCAAATACTGAAATAGTACCAGTGCCAGTACGGTCTTGTTTTGTAACTCCATTATCAAGAATGTCTTGTAGGAGTGCTTGATATTGTTTATCTAGGTTATTCATTTAATAATCCTTTTAATCGTCTAATTTCAGCAATTACATCATCACCTAATTCAATTTTAGACATCATTGTTAGGTCCATGATTTGGTTTTCGTACAACTCAATTAGTTGTTGTTGTATTTGTTCTTTTGTCATAATTTTTAAAATTATATTAGGTGTTGTCAATTTATTATTTTTCTGTAGCCAAGTTTTTTGTGCATGGCAATTCTTACAAAGAGTTTGTAAGTTTGTAGATAAGTTGAAATCATGATCGCCATTAATATGGTCCAAATCTAACTGACGTCGATGTGTAATTGTTGCTGTACAAATAAAACCTAAACGGCCGTCAATATTTTCACAGTAATTTTTTTTAATAGGAGTAACCCCTTCTCGGTAAGTATGTCTAGGAGGTTCAGTAGCTGCATGAAAACAATGACCACACAAAGGAGATTCAACGTAAGCAGTTTTATTTGCTCCTGTTTTTCTTCTAGGAAAGCTACAACCTTCATTACAACATCTTTCGTGTTCTTTAAGAGATGGATATGCTATATATCCTTCAGATCCTTTTTTATACGCCATAACTAAAAGTAAAAGTGCGAGACTAGTTAAAGCCCCGCACTTAAATTACTTAACAACTGATTATTTCACAGCCGTTTCAGTGGCAACTGCAGTTGTTTCAGGCACTACGGTTGTATCCTGAATCAGTGAATCAAGATTAGCCGGTGCACAACATGCTGTTGAATCAGCGGTAGCGTTAACGGTAGCTTCTCCGTTACCAGAGCAGCTAGCTAAAGCTAGAACAGCAACCAATGCAAACATTAAGTTTTTCATTTCTTTTTGTGTTTAATTGTTAATTACTCTTTTATCCTATAGGTTATTTGCGACGTATACAACAGAGTAATATTAATTGTATACATCACAAAGTGGAGTCGGAGGGATTCGAACCCTCGTCCAAACAGTTATTCAAATTGACTCGTTCACAAGCTTAGTTAATTTATTCTTTACTAACAAAATATCGAGTTTGTATTGCTACTCCCACTCGCAAACTGTAGGCTATTTGATATAGTTCAAATTACAAAAACTTTATTTTGGCATCCTTCTGTTCCTAGGTTGGATACAACCCGTTGGTTAGGCAGCGATAGCTACTTCACCGCTTACGAAAGACATAGCGTCTTCGAAAGTGAAATCAGAGATTTCGTCATTTATAGTTTTACCTAGGATATTAAAGTGCTTCCAAAGCTAGCACTGCTTGCATCATCTCAAAGAACTCGCCTGTCTGTCAAAACCGGTCGACCCCATATTTACATTGATAAATATAATAAATCCTTTTAAATTAACCAAATTTAATTAATAGTTAGGATCAAATTCTTCATCTGTATAAAGAACATCTTCTTTATCTTCATCGACAGAAACTTCTTCTGTAGCTTCAGGCTCTTCAATTAAAGAAGTTGAAGTGGCTACCGGTAAAATATCTTTGTCGACTTCAGGAATAAAGTTTTCGTCAATTTTATATTTCTTGTAAAATAAACGAGTAAGATAAGTATCAATACATTGATTCATCGAAGTGTCTACGTGAAGCTCGGAATATACTTTTCCATCTTCACAAAAAACATCATAGGTAAATTTTTTACCTATTGGTCGAGCAAATATTACTTTACCAAAAAGTTTTCTTTCGCCAAAACGAAATACTACTGGTTGATTATTTGAGAACTTTCTTCTTTTAGATTGTTTTGCCATATAAGTACAATTAAGCTGAATAAACGTCTATAATTCGAGATTGAGAAACAGATTTTACTTCAAACTCGTGTGGATAGTCTTTAAACTTTTCATGCACGATAGTTTCGGCGTCTGTTACTGATTCTGCTTTTACTAAATAAGTCTCTGACTTTTTCTTTACGTGACCTTTGTCAGTCTCGTATTGCATTTGAACTCTTGCTGTGTAATACATACTTGTTTGTTTTAATCGTTAATTAATTTTACTATAACTGCGATGATTCCAATAATTAGCAATGTAATTAATACTGCTACTATAGGCAGCCAAAGTGGCGCAGTTACCCACCACCAAGACCAATTTGCTACTTCTCCGAATTGCCCTAATTTAAGGAACAGTAACATAAGGAACAATAAGGATGCGAAATTAATACCGCTTACTGTTATTCGGGTTGATTTTTCTTTATTCATTATTTTTATTTTCTAATTATTTAAAGATAAGATATCCTTTTGTATTTACCAAATTTATTTTAAATTACTTACGACATAAAGTAAGTCGACCAATTGAATAGGAGTTACAAATCCTAATGAATTAGCTTCTCCAAATTTGTCAGTAATATTAGTTTTATTTTTGTCATATACTTCAACTTCACAATCTGGAGTCATATATCCTCCAAAGCGAGCTCCCATAATAACTTGCAAATCTGATTTGTCTTCGAGTGAAAATGTAGATTTAGTGCCCATTCCATTTTTTACAATTACAGTATACTTATTTGGAAAAGTTAATTGGAACCCATTTCCAAAACACTTAACTACCGGCTGATGATTAAGTATCTGCATTAGTTTAAACAAATATTTTTCGTTAAGTATTTAACTAACCCCTTGTCAGTAGCTCTATATTTAACCTCCATATCTTCCGTGTCAATAAAAGACTCTACTAATCCTTTATCACGTAAACATTCTAAATGATACTCACTTGCTGAGCACTTCATACATTCTTCGAATTGCTCATACGTTAATTCAGGAGTACCATGCACGGTATAATTTTCTATTGCAAGAGCTAGAATATTATCTGACAGTAAAGATTCAAATTTATTTTGATCTTGAATGTCAAAATTATATAACAATTCAAAATAAGCTTCTCCATTAGTTATATCAGATACAAGTGCCTGATAATAAATTTCTACGTCTACTGGTATTTTCATTTTACTATTGATTTAATATGTTTACAATTTCTATGATAGGTAAATCCTACACAAGAACAACTATTGCCTTGCACGTTGTCTAACACAACTGTATAAATATCTCCTCGAGATCCTTTTACTTGATGTTCACTTCTTGAATGAATGATTGGAGCTGCCGGCATCCCAACTATTTCAATATCTGAATATTGGGTTCCTTCTGGAACTTCTACCCAGGCAGGCACCACATACGTTTTGTTACTAATAGGCATTTTAACTATGGAAAATGCTCCACCGGCAAGTAATTTATTTGCAGCTATTTTAATTTTCATATCATTAAGATAAGATAACCTTTTGTAAGTACCAAATTATCTTTTCCAATATTTGAATGCATCTTCAATTTCTTTTGAAACGTATCCTTTTGGAGTTGAAGGCTCAACCTTACCATAAGGATTATATTTTTCTTGTTTCTTTTGAGGCTGTTTCTTTTGGTGTAGTAATTCAATTACATTTAATATTCTTTGAGATTGACCTTGAGCCAATACCCTTTCGGTAACTTTCTCCGAAAGGAACCTACGTACTTTGTCTATACCAAACAATTCATACATATCCATTGCCTTAGTGCCTATTTCTTCAAAAGTCGCTTTATCGGCTAAGACTGCAATACCAACTGGTAATCCATTTGACTTTTTGCCGCCAGAAACTCCTGGCTTCATTCCACGCATTGTACCAAATCCCGCTCGAGAACTCATTCGATGAAATTCCTTTGCAACTTCTTTGTCTTTGATAATGCAAACTTCATTGCCAGTCTTATGATGAATAATATGCCCTGCTGACCATTTTTCTTCTGTAGAACAAGAAGCGCAGGTTGTAGCCATAGGCATAGCCTTAAGTCTACCTTCTGGTATTGGACTGCTGCATGATGTACATTTTTTCATATCATTAAGATAAGATAACCTTTTGTAAGTACCAAATTAAACTTTAAGTT